ATAAGCTAAAAAAGGAACAAGCTACGTTTGAAGAGAACTTACAAAAAGAAGTTAGTGAAGCAAACCTACAAGTTGCAAGTGGAGCTCTAAGTTCTCTATCTAAACTCGTAGGAGAAAACACTGCCGCTGGTAAAGCTGCTGCAATTGCTGCCACTACAATTGATACTTATTTAGCTGCTCAAAAAGCGTATACTTCTCAACTTATACCAGGTGATCCTTCCTCTCCAATACGTGCTGCTATTGCTGCAGGTGTTGCTGTTGCAGGTGGTCTTGCCAATGTTGCTGCAATTATACGAACTCCAACACCAGGTTCAGGTGGAGGTGGTGGATCAGGTGGAGCTGCGCCATCCGCACCACAGATTCCAGCATTTAATCCAGAAGAAGCATTAGCAGGTGCAGCAGAAGCAGATACAGCCGAAGAAACAACAGTAACCTTAGATCAAGGACAACAAAGTACTGGTGGAGTTATTCGTGCATATGTGGTATCTGATGAAATGACAAGTCAACAAGAGGCTGATGCTAAAATTAATGACCTAGCAAGATTATAAAGATATGAAGAAAATAGTAGAACTTTTAATAGATTGGGAAAACCTTGAGTTTGAGGACTTAGGAGTTGATGTAATGTCAATCGTAGATAAACCAGCAATCGGTGTAAACTTTTTAAAATTTGCACACGAGCAATTTGTAGAGCCTTCACCTGGAGAAAGTGAAGATGACTTTGTAAGCAGATGTATTCCTGTACTAAAAGGAGAAGGTTACGATGATGACCAAGCTGCTGCAATTTGTTATGCAAGTTACTCTACCGAAGATGGCCTTGTTGAGGTAGAACAAAAGTTTGAATCTTATAATGATTATCCTAAAGCAGCAAGAGAAAACGCACAGAGAGCAATTGACTATGCAGAGAAAGAAGGTTGGGGATCATGCGGAACAGCAGTTGGTAAGCAAAGAGCAAACCAATTAGCAAAAGGAGAAAAGATCTCTGAAGAAACAATTAGTAGAATGGCTGCATTTGAACGCCATCGTAAAAACCAAAAACCTTACGGAGAAGGATGTGGTAAACTGATGTGGGATTCATGGGGTGGTGATGAAGGTATAGCATGGGCTCAACGAAAGCTAAAATCCATTAAACAAGAAAAGATGGAAGAAGCTGTTTTAAGATTAGCAAAGAAATATGGAGAGCCAATAGGTGGAGATGACGTTGTTTATATAGATACTACTAAATCTGACTTTACAAATGTTGGAGATTACTTAAAAGGCATAATTGGATTAGATATTTTAGGTAAACAAGACTTAGATAAAGAACCAGAGATTAAATATCGTTATACAGGCCCGATAAGCAGTGATTCTAGGAACTTCTGCCGTGCAATGGTACGATTAAACAAAATATACACTAGAGAAGAGATAAATGATATGGATACGTCTATAAACACTGGGTTTAGACATGACGGACAACCCTATTCTATATTTCAATTTAAAGGTGGTGTAAATTGTAAGCACTACTGGGAAGAACTAGAGGTTTATAAAGAAGGTAGATCAACAGTTGTTATGAGTAGAGGTAGAGCAAGCGGTGATGCAGGTCGAATTGCCTCTGCAAGTAACAATTACTGGAGATATCCTGGTAGCTTTAACCAATTTGCCTTTTCTGAAGACGATGAGAGAATAGTTGTAGGACCATCTATGATACCAGATCAATTAATCTTACGTAAAGACGAAAACAATAAACCATTTCACGTATTCTTCTCTAAAGACACTGTAAAAAAGATTGCAGAGAAGTTTTTTGAATATAATAAACAGAACAACACTGATATTAATCATGATGATGAGATAACTACTCAAAATACACTCTTAGAGTCATGGATAGTAGATAATCCAGAGATGGACAAAGCTAAATCCTTAGGTTTTAATGTACCAGAGGGAACATGGATGACAAGTTATAAGATAAATGATGAAGATACTTGGCAAAAAATAAAGAATGGTGAACTAAACGGTTATAGTATAGCCGGGAACTTTATCGAAAAAGCAACTAAAAGGTAATGACAAACGAGGTAAAAGATTCAGTAGCAACAGTATCAACGATAGCTGGTGGAGGATTAGCAGTAATGGGACTAAACGAATGGCTGACTCTGGCCTTATTAGTAACAGGTATTATTTTAAACATAATTAGAATCACCGAAATAAAGAGATCTAAAAAGACAAATAAAGACGACTAACCCACTTTTGTCAATTTAACACAGATATATATTTCAAATTGTCTAGATTAACTAGATGAGTTATAACTAAAAAACACTTTATACACATGACAGTAAATGATGCTATTTCAAAGCTCCGTGTAATGCTTGGAGCTCCGACTGACACTGTTGTTAAAATGGAAGAAGAGGTTATAAAGGAAGAAACTAAAATCAAAATGGCTGAGGCTACTTTGGTTGATGGTACAGAAGTTTACACTGAAGGTGAAATACAACCAGGAGCAATCCTTTTTGTAAGAGCTGGAGAAGGTGCTTCAGAAGATCCTTTTGCTCCTGCTGGAAAACATGAAACAACTAGTGGCTTACTTATTACTGTAGGTGAGAGTGGAGAAATCACAAATGTGGAAGACAAAGGTTCCGAGGAAACTACTCGTGAAGCTGAAGATACATTTGAGGAAGAAGTTATTGAGGAAGAAAAAATCACTAAAGATTTTGATGCCGAAGAACTTTTAACTAAACTGATGGATGCACTAAAACCTTACACGGAAGAAGTAAAAGAAATGAAGGAAAAGTTAACTATTCTTTCAGAAAGATTTGAAGCGGTTGCCGATGAGCCTGCTGCAAAAAAGGTTCGTAATACCTTCTCAGAAAATTTACAAAACAAACAAACCAACGCCGAAGCGAGATTACAAAGATTAATTGAAATCCGTCAAGCAAAAAAGTAAACCTTAAAAAACAATAAACAATTATGGCTTTTGATTTAACAGCGCTAACTGCTTATACTGACGAAACTTCATTGGACCTTATTGCTAAGGCGGTATTGAATACTGACCTTATGGAATATGTTGACATTAGAAGTGGACTTTCAGCTGGGACAGTTGCAATTAACTTAATGGATGGTGACTTAAATGTTGCTGACTTAGCTTGTGGATGGAATCCTTCAGGCGATGTAGCTTTCTCTCAGGTAGATATTACTATCAGAGACAAGCAAGTAAAAATGGACTTATGTCCAGAAGATCTAAGATCTTACTGGTTATCACAGAGAATGTCTGCTGGTGCTAACCAAGAATCAGTACCTTTCGAGGAAGTAATTGCTGATTACTATGTAAAAAGAATTGCTAAGTACAACGAAGCATATCTTATCGATGGAGACGGAACAGGAACTGGTATTAAAGACCAAGTAACATCTGCAAACGGTGCAACTTTATCTGCTGCTCCTGCTGCATGGACTTTAACAAATGCTGTAGAGCAAGCGTTAAATATCTTTGATGCAGTAAATGAAGCTTCTAAAGACAGAGACGATTTAATTATGATCGTATCTCCTGCTAACTTTAACACGTTACGTAGAGCTTTAGTTGCTCAAAACTATTACCACTATGACCAAGGTGACGGAAGATCTTTCGAATTACCAGGTGCTAACATCAAAGTAGTAAAGACATCAGGTTTAACTGGTTCTGACTATGTTGCTGCTGGTCCTGCTTCAATGATCGTTGCTGGTACAGGTTTAGAAGACGATATGTCAACAGTACAGTTCTTCTATGACAAAGGTCAAGATGTAGTAAAATTCATCGCTAAATGGAGATTAGGTGTAGCCGTATCTCAAGTAGATCAATTCGGAACTAACGACTTGGCTTAATAACTAAAAACTAAAAAAAACAAGTAAACTATGGCATGTAGCAATTTAACAGCAGGTTTCACTTTAGACTGTAACGACTCTAACGGTGGTATTGACAAAATCTTTATCGCTAACGGACCAGTTGAATCTATCACTGAAACCTCAGGTACTATCACAGCAATTACTGTTGGTGGTTCCGCACTCGCGCCTAGTGACTTTTTTGAGTTCGAAGTTCCAAGACAAACTAGTTCATTTACCGAAACTATTAATGTATCTCAAGAGAATGGTACTGTATTTTATGACCAAGCTCTAACAATGATATTCAACAAAATGGAAGCTGCAAAGAGAGATCAAATCCTATTGATGGCTCAAGCAACTAACATGGTTGTAGTATTTAAAGACAACAACGACAAGTATTTCTCAGTTGGTGTTAAGAGAGGAGCATTTATGGCTTCAGGTTCATCTGTATCTGGTACCGCTTATGGTGACAGAAATGGTTATGAATTGGTAATTAGCGGAATGGAAGAAGATCCATCATTCGAAGTTACTAGTACTATTGTAGAGGCGTAAGCAATTACAATAATTAAAATAATAAGGGTATCTATTAATTTAGGTACCCTTTTTTAATGCCATTGAATTAACTCAGGAGATTGCGGAGAGAGATGAGATTTAGCTGTAGGCCATGATTTTTGAGTGATCCAATAACCATTAAAAGATCTGGCATAATTATAAGTAGTTCCATTTATCTTAATTGAAGGTTTATAGTGAGCATATGTAACCGTGTGGGTTTCACCCGGTGTGTGGGTTGGATAGTCAAAGATCTCTCCACTTAAAAGATACTTAATGTCAACTTGTACTTGGTGTTCGTAACCTATCCTAATACATTCCTTAAGCAAGTAGTTAACTTTGTAAGGATCTTGTGGACCAGTAATAGTTAAATCTATATCTTGTGCAGGAGAGTCATTTAAAATGCTTCCATGTACATACAAATTATACTCATCCCAATCTAGGTTTCCTATCTTGCCTAACACTAACTTTACTAAGGGATCATCTAATCCATTAAGCTTTTGCGTGACATTGCAAGTAAATTCACCAAACTTTATCTTTTTTTCCATACAATATATATTAGGTAGTTACAACTTATCCAAAAATTATATTTCTTAGTATAAAAAAGGTTTAAGATATGACTACAACTGTTGACGATACAACCATGTTACTTTACATTAATGATGCAGATATTGCTTTTGATAGTAATTGGACTTTTACAATGACCAGTGAATACTCTCAAAAACCAATTATTGATGCAAGTACAGCAATAACTTTGGATGTACAAAATGATAGGTACATGAGTTTTATAGTTACTGTAGATGCAGAGTTTAAAGATAAGCATACAAATGGTTATTACAGTTGGACCTTAGGACCTTATAACGGCTTCGTAAAACTAATTACACAACCTGGAGGAGATTTAGGAACAAAGGATTATGTAAGTGATAACGAAAACAGAGAAAGCACGGTTTACTATAGACCTAATTATTAAAAAGTAATATGAGAAACACAAACCCAGAAGGATTATATTCAATCAAAGGCTCTAAGTTTGAAGCTATTGATTTACCAATTATCCAAGAACAAAGAGGAAAAGATTACATTAAGTTTGGATTAGATAACTTATTCCCACAAACACTTATTGAGTTATATGATACCTCAGCAATGAACCATACTTGTATTGATGCAATTAAGGATGGCATATACGGAGAAGGTATAAAAGATTACGGTGTAGAATACATTAACACTGACGGAGAAACAATTAATGATATTTTTGCTAAGATAAGTTTAGATTACACTCTATACGGTGGTTATTCCTTAAATGTTATTTGGAATAAAGAAGGAACAAGAATTGCAGAAATTTATCATATACCTTTTGCTAATGTAAGATCTGGTAAACCTGATGAAGAAGATAACATTCATTCTTACTACTATTGCTCTGATTGGGCAAAAGTTAGAAAACATAAAGCAGTAGAGTATAAAGCTTTTGATGCTACAGATAATAAAAAAGATAATGCAAGTCAAATTTATTACTGTATGAATTACACTCCTGGTAATGATGTTTACCCACTACCTGCTTATATAGGTGGTGTTAATGATATACAACTTGATGCTCGTGTAAGTAGATTCCATAATGCAAACATTTCAAATGGTTTAGCACCTTCTATGTTTGTACAGTTTAGAAATGGAATTCCTTCTCCAGAAGAACGTAGAGATATTTACAATGAAATAGACGATACGTTTAGTGGTGAAGAAAATGCGGGTAGATTCTTTTTAGCGTTCTCTGAACCAGGAAAGGAATTACAAGTTACTCCTATAGAGAATGCGAATGATGATTATTACATTACTCTCGAGGCAAGGATCACTTCTCGCATCCTTACTGCTCATCGAATTACATCTCCCTTACTCCTCGGTATTAAAGATGGTGCAGGCTTCTCATCAAACTCAGATGAAATAATCACTTCGTATTCTCATTTTATGAATACAGTCGTAAGACCAAAACAAAGTAAAGTTTTAGATACTTATGGGTACCTTCTTAATTTAGCAGGATATAATGTTAAGTTAGAAGTAGAACCAGTACCAATGATTATAGGTACAGAGGCAGATGATCCAGCAGTACAAGAAAACATAACAAATATAGCAAACGAATAATATGGCAAACACAGCATTACTAGTCTCAGAACAAAGAATGAAGCAATGGACTCAGCTTGACGACAATGTTAGGATGGATGACATTACTCCTTTTATCTTACAAGCACAAGATATTTATATGCAAGATACCTTAGGCACTAAATTTTATACTCGCCTAAAAGACGGTGTAATTGCTGATGACCTTGATGCTAATGAAAAACTCTTGCTTAATGATTACATAGGACCTACTCTAATGCAGTATGCTCTCTATTTAATGTTACCTAGTATAAAATATAAGGTAGCAAATCAAGGCATCTTAAACGGCACGTCAGAAGAAACTAGTCCTACTACTTTAGATGAGCTACAGTACCTAAGACAAAGTACCTTAGACACAGCAGAATTTTACAATAAGAGATTACTTAAATACTTTTTAGATAATCCAAACTTATTTCCTTTTTATCAGAATCCTGGTACAGACGGTATGATGCCAAATAAAGCGAATCCTTATTTTAGCGGATTGGTTGTACCTAGAAATAATTTAAACTACTATGAAGAAAGATATGGAGAATGTTCAGACTGTGGTCCTTCCACGTCAATCACAGTTGACCCGTAAGAACATAAGCAAACTAAAAATATATTTAAATGAGAATGGGAAAAGTAGACAAAATTCTAAACTCTTGGCTAAGTAAAAAACTTTTTGTTTTTTGTACAGCAACAGCATTAGCAATCTTTGGTGACTTAACAAGTGGTGACTGGGTAATCATTGCTACAGTTTATATAGGAACACAAGGAGTTATAGATGCAGTAGCAAAGCTAAAAGGATAACAACACAAACACAAATTATATTTCATAACGTATGGATATTAAATCAGTAACTAAAGACTATGTTGAATGCGCAAGCGGTGGCACAGTAACAGCTCCTTATAATGGAAGTTGGATCTCTGCATACGCAATCGCATTAGGAGCAACAGAAATAGAAAACGGATCCTGGCTACAGACTCTATGTGAGCAATTAGGAATAACACAACCTGTGAATAGTTCATGGGTAATTGCATTAGCAAATTATTATGGTATCACTCAACCTGTAAACGGTTCTTGGTGGTATGCAATCGCCGATGATGCTTGTAACGGAACAATACCTACTCCTCCATTTATTTGGAATTTAGATACATTAGTATGGGAAAATGAAACTAGGTTATGGGCAGCAGCTCCAGTTGGACCAGTTCCATTATTCTCTATAGATCCATCAACTGCACCAGCAGGAACTACAGTACCTGATGCAAGTGGAAATGGAAATGACGGAACCTCAACTAATGTAGGTCACGACGGAACTTATTACACTTTTACAGGAACTGGTAATAATAGAATTGAATGGGGAGACATTGGAGATCCGCTATCAGATGTTACAATCATACAATGGATTAATGTTGCTGACACGAACCGAAGATCATTTATGTTTAAGTGGAATGATACAATTGGTGGTGCCGCTAACAGATCTATTGCTAATGAACAAAACGGAGGTAATTGGAATTCTTATGTAAGTACCAACGGAGGTTGGAATGGAGTAGGAGCTCAAGTTACTCAACCTGGTGCTAGTGTATGGGCAATGATGGCATTAACTTATAATGCTACAACTGGTTTACAAACAATGACTATAGGTGATCCAATAACTTCATATAACTCTTATGGAAGTGGAACAGCTACTCCAACAAGTGGTAATCCATTTGATTCTGCATCTCCTTGGACGTTTGGTGTACAACCTTTCTCAACAGGTTTTAACGATCCATTTAGTGGAAGTTTAGGACATCTGCAAGTTTATACACAAGAACTAACGACAAGTGAAATACAAGACGTGTGGAACGCAACAAAATCTTATTACTAATATGGAATTAAATATACAATGCAGACAAGATGATGTAACTTACGATGTTACTGTAGGACCAGATCCACAATCATTTAACGGAGATTACGAATTAGAAATAGAACAAGTAACGCATACTTCACCTATAACACTTATAGACGGAGTTGGTACAGCTTTATTTCCAACAATTAATTCCTATCTATATTGGAACACTGAAGTAAACTATAAGCTTAAAAAAGAAGGTATATTAGTTGGACAAGGAACAACAAATTATAAAAACATAACATAACAAATTAAAAAATATGGCAGCATTAACAGGAAATCAGATTGATCAAAGTTATCAAGGACTGATTAAAACAACAGACAACGCAGGACTATCTGGTACTGCAAAAGCTATCACTGATGGTGTAGGTGGAGCTACAAACATTGAAATGAGTAACACCGCAACAAACTTTGTAAGTGGAACAGTTGACTTTACAGGATCTACAGTAAGTGGATTACCTGGAGGTGCAGGTTTAGAAAGTGGAACTGGTACAGACTCTATGCAATCAGCATCCTCTCTAACTACTGTTGCCGCTAATGCAGCACAGGAAGATTCTATTGCTATAGGTGATGGAGCAGAAGTAACAGGAGCTGGGAATGGTGGTATTGCCATTGGTCAAAATGCTACTGTAAATGCACCAACACTTGGCGGAGTATGTATAGGACTAGGAGGATCATCAGCTGGAGATTATGCAACTGCAATAGGTAATAACGCAGATGCAACTGGTGTTTCATCTTTTGCAGCAGGACTTAATGCAGCTGCATCTGGAAAAGCAGCAATTGTAATAGGTCAAAGTACTGCTGCTAGTCAAGAAGATGCTATAGCTTTTGGTAGAGTATCTTCAGTAACTGGAAATGGAGCAATTGGAATTGGTAGAAGTACTCAAGCAACTGCTACTAACGCTGTAGCTTTAGGAAGAGATGTAGTAGCATCCACAGCAGATACAGTAACAGTAAACATGTTACAGATTCAAAATTATGCTAACATTGATTTTGTAGATGATGCAGATGCAGCTGCAGGTGGAATTCCTTTAGGTGGTGTATATGCTAACTCTGGTGAATTAAGAATTAGAATAGCTTAAACTATTTTGTAATCCAATATATAATAAACAAAGGTATGGTTCGCCTTTCCCTATGAAACGAACTTTTTTAATTGTCGAGTTGATTGGCGACATTTATAAATTATTTTTTGATTTAGAAGGATCTCTGGCATAGGGGTCCTTCTTTTTTTTGCCTTCTTCAAAAAACTATTTCTAAAATTGATATATAATAAACAACGTACCCTTGCAAGGTTCATCTGTCAAAGCGAGAAAGGATCGAAAGATTACAGCAGATTAGAAGTCGGGTTTAGGTTAATTCAACTGAATGTCCCCGATAGCGTTAAAAAATTGCCTAAGATATAAGTTACTGGGTTGGAAACATAGGGGACCAATGCAGGTGTAGGTTTAGAAATAAACTAACGTACGGCAGTAACGAAGTTCTAGGTTAATATCGCAATAAGGTAACTTATTGTCATAGAAGATAAAAATTCTATAGGGGATACTAGTACACTACGAGTACTGGGAGTTTTCGCTTGGTAACTAAGTTTACCTTTTTTTATTCAACATCAACAAAATTTATTCTTGCAAACCATTCAAAGGTGTTTACACCACTTCAAACAACTTTTCATTGCCTTCGCCAGAAGGTATGTAAATGTTGATTTGAACCATCTAGGTTAAACCAAATTAGAAAATCTCTATATAATAATTGTAAACAAAAAATTTAATTTATGAAAACGCTAAGAGAGTGTAAGAAAAAACATTGGTATCAAACATGGATTGATTGGAGTACCATAGGGGATGAGTATGATAATGCAAGTGAAAAAGATTTAATGCAATTGCTTATGTTATCAAAAGAACAG